CAGTATTCCACATACTATTTCCTTTAAAAACGTGCCTAGCATTTACTCTAATTTCTTTTCCATTAGGAAAAATAAGATTTAATCTTGCTCCCCATTGTTCATACACTCCACTATGTTGCCTCATAATAAATTCTAAAGGGTCTCCATCTCCACTCCACACATCATGATTACCTGCTACTAAGTATAACCAATCTACTTGATTAACAAAATGTTCCGTAAGTCTCCATGATTCTTTTGCAGATGTTGATTGTTGTCCGTATAATGCTTGAAGTCTTCCTATCCAATTGTTTTGAATATCTCCAAGATTACCACCAAACAATCCATCTGTTTTATTTACGAGATTACATAGACTATATATTTCTGCTAAATTTGTACCATCGTCATCTACATGAGGGTCACCAAAGTGTAGTATACCTATAGGCCCCATTTGATTAATTTTAATATTAATTAAATTTCTAGATTTTTTAGATGATAGTTTTTGATTGTATTGTTTGTTTCTATGTGCAATAATTTCTTCTATAGGAACAAATTCTACTTTTTTTGTTTCTGCTTCAAAGGGAGACTTAACAACAATTGTTGGGTTCAGTTGTTTTTTACCACAAGCAAGGCATTGCCATCTTTGCTTTTTTTTGCCTTTTGCTTTGTATTCCCACCCATCTTTTTTTATATCTCTTGCTCCGCAATAACTACATCCTACTATATTACCATCTGCGTCTTTCTTTGACATATTAAACCTCTTCTTTTTTATTTATTTCTAATAGTTCTTTTCTACCTACTGATTCTATTTCTTTAGGACTAAATCCTTGAAACATTCCTACTACACCTACTTCTTTTTGTTTTGTAGTTTGTCCTAATGTTCCCAGAGCCTTACCAAGTTCTTTTACAGATTGTAATTGTATATTATCGTCTTCACTATAATCTACTAAATCTTTTAACTTTTGTAATATATACTTATGGTCTATCCCCAGTTCTTTAGCAATTTCTAAAGCACTTTTATCTATTTCCATTCTAATCCTTTCTTGTTTAAGTAATACAGCAGCTTTTTTTCTAGCGTTGTCTTTATTTTCTTCACTAAATGCTGTCATATATGCTTTAACAGCTCCCATACCAACTACAACATTTGTTGCAAATTCTTTTTCTTTATTTGTAGGCTTAGTTCTTTTTTTAACTCTAGAAGATGGATTTTTAATAGTTTTAGAAAAAGTATATCTATTAGCATGGGAACTAAAGTCTGTATCCATAAATGTATTTTCACGATTAAGGAACGTACCTACAATAGTCCTTACCCATCCTTTAGCAAATTTATAATTTTTTCTATCACCATGATGTTTAACACTGTGGGCAACTTTTAATAATTGTACAATTCTTTTATCGTCACTATAGACCCATTCGTCTTGTTTTCCCTCTCTCCAATCTTTTATTACATGAGGAGGTTGTTTTCCTTGTGATTCAAAATGCTCTGTAAATTCTTTTATATTATCAAAGACATAGTAAGCAATGCCTTTAATTCGGCCTTTCTCCAAATTCAATATCCTCTATTAAGTTTTTTAATCTGTCTACCTCAACAAATAAATCATCTATTAATTCATTTACTTCTTTAGGTATCATAAAATTCTTATCATTAACTTGTATTGGATGATACTCAGACATTAATCCATTGAGAATAGATTCTTGTTCTTCTATTGTAAGTAAACTTAATTCTTTTAAAGCAATAGCCATAATATTCCTTAGCCCGCTACATATATTGTTTATTAATAACTATCAAAACTTTATCCCTTACCCCCCTATAATCCCCCCAATTTAATACAAGTGTCAAGTAGTTGTCAAGCTATGCCCAAGTTGTTTTCTAAAAAAATTGTAGGATTTTGTTATGTGGCCTAACTCAGCTAGTATACCCTTAAATCTGGTTATGGAAATCCGATTTTTAGTTAAAAACGTAACAGAAAGGTGAACATAATGGAAGAATTATGGATATTTATTAATGAAGAGTATGTACCAGTTCAACTAATGATAAGTCAGGAGACTGTAGAGATTGATGGGAAGCAATTCCATACCATCGAGTTTAATTCAGGATTCAGAAAGTTGGTATCGAGTGATGGAGTTTCTAAGATGAGAAGAGCATCAGAGAAAGTTGATGGGGTGTTAGGTTAATGAGAGGGGGGATTCACCCCCTTATCTTTCCATACATGGGCAAACATAAGTAACCTATGTACATATATTTAGTGGTGAACGTACGCAATAGTATAGGACTCCGCAGTTATATACACTCGTATCAGTAACCACTATCTATCTATATATATATACAAGATTTAATATCACTTGGGCATAAACTATAATAACTATAATAGGAGTACATAATGCTAGACATACTAATGGCAACAGCAACACTAATAGCAATCATATCAATATTCTTTCTTTGCTACTTAACATATACACTTAATCAGCAGTTAAAAAATAACGATGAAGTAATAGGTAGACTTGACAATGAAATATCTGTATTGCGTGCTTCAAAGCAAGATATGTACACAGACCACATGAAACAAATAGATGCATTAAAAACAGCACATAAAGCAGCTGCTATAATGAGAGATAAATATGCAGACAACATAAGAATGAAAGATGAAATAATAAATCACAAAAAAAATCTTATCGATGCATTGAAAATAAAATTACATACATTAAACAATAAACCACATAACAGAAGAGGTTAACAATGACACTAATAATGATAAAAGAAAACGAATGGTCTTTCATGATGTACTCAAGAGTAATTACTGTTACAGCATCGACATATAGTAAAGCTGTGCAAAAAGTTACAAAAGAGGTAAGGAGACAACATTGAAATATATATTGCTAATTTGTTTATTATCTATAGGATGTAAAAAAGAAAATAAATCATATATAGTTAATGATAGGTTTGGCAATAGACATAAATATGATATCAATCATTCAGTAGATGCAGATAAGACTACTATATATTGCCAGATACATTATAAGTGGGAAACAATAAGGCATTATTATACTAAAGATGGTCTTAAGTATTGGATGCAAACACTAAAGTATTTTAAATAGGAGAAACAATGAAAATGACAATAACAGAAAAACAATATAAAGAATATATTGATGTGCAAAAAGGTGGTTTATATAATATGTTTGATGCTCGAGCAAGAATGATGACATCTTTAAATAAAGAGCAATGGATGAACATTATAACAAATTATAAAGTATATCATAATAAGTGGGGTTCATAATGGAAGGATTATTTGATGTTGATGTAGATGAGAATGGACCGTTTATTGTATCATACATACCAGAAAGGGAAGAAATGGATACACATCCTATTAATAGTATAGAAAAGAAAATGAAGTTGTTACTTAAGATGCAAGGATTTATTGATAGAGACATTCAATTTAAACAAAGCAATAAACAAAGATTGTTGAAGATTGGATATTGGAATTATTTAGATGAAGATGATTTATTATATGTTCAACAACACGCAAAAGTAATTCTTACACCTAGACAATGGGAAGACGAAGATACAGGCAATCTTGTAGCATATGAAATAAAAGTTAAATAGTCTTTTACCTTCTTGTAAGACTATTGCGAGTGTCTTTGGTGGTGATACACTCTCCAAAAAGAAAACCACCATTTATTATTCTATCATATCTCCTGCGACTCAATGTACCGAAGTCTAGACTAAAAACACTAACAGCATCGGTGTGTTCTTTGAGCGTATACAGTTAAGATTAAATGATAGTCTATAGAGAGCAAGTAGGTTATTGCTGTAATAAAGATATCGCCCTACATATTGTTACTCGAACAGGGTCTGCTCTGTACCTTGACACCAAAACAGAGCAAATATTTAAACAATAATAAAGGAGAAATAATATGGGAATGGATTTAATAAGCATAAATAATGATAAAGAATTTAGAGCTAATGTTTGGTCATGGAGACCAATATGGAGATTAGTTGCTACAGAATGTGAAGACTTTCTTCCAGAAGATGCATATGAATCTGGCTCAATGAATGATGGATATAAAATAGATGAAGAAATGGCATTAATGATTCATAATAAGCTAAAGTCTCTTAACATACCTAAAATTATAAAAGAATATCATTATTATCTTGATAATCTACCATTAGAAGATTGCAAGTTTTGTGATGGCAACGGAATAAGAGATGATGAGAATGTTAAGGGCAAATGTAATAATTGTAATACGGAGTATACAAAAGCAGAGGGAGTTCCTGTAGGTAAAGAAAAGAATTTTCAAACTAATTACAGGATGTATCAAGAACATATAGAAGAGTTTATTGAATATTGTAAAGAAAGTAGAGGATTTCAAATATGTTAAAATATACTGAAGAAGAAATTAAAGAAGCTGTTGATATAGCAATTGGAGATGATGGATTTAGAAGTAAAGAAGTTATAGAAATATTAAAAGTAATGAAAAGGGAAATTATAGGATATAGGTTTGCTGGAGTAACTTATAAAAAAAAATCAGATTGTCCAATAAGTGACCCTCGACCTATTTATAAACAAACAAAGGAGAAAAAGTAATGGGAGCATTTGAAGCAATGGACTTAGCATTAGGTAGATACAAAAATGCAAGTCAAGCATACAATAAACTAGTAGAAGACGCAGAATATGAATATGGACATGATGGATACAATGGTACAATATCTACATCTGATGGATTTAAAATAATAACAGAACATCCTAGATATGGTACTAAGAAATTTTGGAAGTTTGTAGATGATACAATAGATGGTACAAAGTTTGACCGATGGAATTGTATTGAGATAAAAGGAGCAGTATTAAAAGCAATAAAAGAGAAAGAAGGTTACAAAGGCAAACGTAACATTAAAGCATTTTTCTTTTGGGGGTTAGCAGCATCATGAAAATATGTAGATTACAAATAGACAAACAAAATAGAATAACATTGCCAAAATCATTTCTTGATGCAAATAATATATCTTCAGGTCAATGGGGATTTATGACTGTAATAGTTGGAAAACATCGTTCCGTAAAACTTACATTTGAATCTAGAACAGAAAGAAAATCAAGAGAAGAATATTTAGAGATTGATTCTAAGCCTTGATATTGTTAAATTTACAGGAAGATAAGGAGTAAATATTATGAGTAAAATATCACAAATATATCATGATTATTTAAAACATAAAGAAGAACAAGGTAGTATAGATAGAGATAAAGCTGTTGGATTTCATGCATCAGCAACTGGTTCATGTTTTAGAAAACAGATGTATTCTTATTACAATTACAGTTCATCACCAAAGGATGAGAAGTCATTAAGAATATTACGATTAGGTACAGTAGTGCATAAAGATATTGAAGACGCTATGCATCATTATATGAAAACAAGTGCAAAAGAACTTATGGATAATAGTGTATCTGTATTTTCTGAACATAAGATTGAAGTGCCAGAGTTAAATATTGTTGGCACATTGGACATTGCAATGTACAATAGTGAAACGCAAGTATTAGATATATATGATGTAAAAACTGCAGCTGCTTACACATGGCAAAAACACTTTGGAAGAAAAGATAATAGACAAGAAAATGCGAATCAAAACTATAAACTACAATTAGGTACATATGGTTTAGGCATGCAATCACAATTGAATCCAACAAAAACAAATCTTCATTTATTCTGGTATAATAAAAATACAAGTATGATAAGAGAAACAGTTGTGCATCAAAAATGGATTGACAATGCATTTGATTATTGGACAGAACTCAATGAATTGTTTCAAGATTATGAAGATAAGTTTGTTAATTATTTAGAGCCTGGAATAGAATATGGAGTACCTTTTGAAGATTGGGAGTGTAAATATTGCCAATACGAAAGTATATGTCCAAGTACAATAGCACAAAGAAATGTAAGAAAACCAAGAAAACCAAGACAAAGGAGAGTATAATGAATGAAATAACAACAACAGATAATCTAGAAGTTATAAATGGCATCAGATTAATGATAACAGATAAACATAAAAAAGTATCAAAGATAAAAACACCTAAACCATATATTAAAAAGAAAATGGGTATGGAATATGTAGAATACGATTATATGCGTTCTGTAGCAGATAAAGAATTTCCAGGTTGGAGTTGGCTTGTAGTCAAAGCAGAAATGGCAGGAAGTGAAGCATATCTTGTTCATGGTAGATTAAAATTTTACGATGAAGGTATATGGAGAGAAGGTGATGTTACAGCTGCTCATAGAATACAAAAGAAAAGAGGTACAAATGAGTTTGTTGATATTGGCAACGATGTTAAAGCAGCTAATACAGATGCAATAAAAAAAGCATTTAATATGTTTATGAATATTGCAGACGATGTTTACAAAAATCAAATTGAAGAAACAACTCTATCTGGTGAACAAAAATCAGAAATATTAAAAGTTGCTAAAAAGATAAGTACAGAAAAGTTTGACCAAATAACTACTCTTATTCAAGAGGGGGATATATATGGTGGTAATTTTAATTCTTCATTAGCAAAACTAGAAAGAGTAGCAAATGCGAAAGATTGATGTATCATATGATGATGGCATACTTAATAAAGATGATGAATATATTGTCGGAGTTAATGATGGCACTACGTTTAATAATGTTAAATACAAAGGAGTAAGATTGTTTAATGGTAAAAAGATGTTAATGTTTCAAACAAAAGCAAATAGACAATTAACTATCAATCCATCATTTCACACTTTTACATTAGAAAAAACAGATAAGGAGTAACTATGCAAAAAAAAGATGACATAGAAAAGTTAAAAGAAGCAGGTGTGCTTTCTGCAAAGGCAACTGCAGCTCTTGAAAAAAGTGGAGGTGTAAGCAAACGTAATGTTGCACCAAAGCGATTTTTAAAGACTGCTGATGGTGTTTGGGTTGTACCAACTCTATATTTTAGAGGTGGCAAAAATACAAAGCCTAGTAAAGAGCAATCTGAATTAACAAGTAAAATAAACACACTAATAACAAAATACACAATAGAAAGGAAAACAACATAATGGCAACAGAAATAAATGCATTTTATGATGAATCAGCACAATGGAAACCAACAGAGGAGGGTGATTACCCAGCTCACATTTCTGGTTTAACAACTAAAGAAATGATGACAAAAGCAGGAGAAGCTATTATTGTCAACATGACATATAAAATAGCAGACGAAGCTGCTGACTTGAAACAACTTGTATATGAGATGGATGGATATAAATATAAGTTAGACCAAGAAGGTAATAGAATCCCTGTTACAAATGGAGAAGGTGAACAAGTCACAACTGATTGTTCTCATTTAGTAGGAGAGGTAAAATACGATAGTGGTTGGTTTATATTCACAAGTAGTGAATCTGGTTCTAAAAATGCTAGATACTTTAGATTACTAGAGAATCTTGGCATTAAAGTAGAAGAACAAACACTAGGTGATAAGAAAGTAAAGAAACTAGTATTGTTAGAACAATCTGATGTTGTAGGTAAACCAGTTATAATTGACCTACAAAGAGAAGAATATATCACTTCTGATACAAAACATCTTCCACCAGAACAACAAGAAAAAAGGTCAGTATTAAAAGTTAAAAATGTACAGCCTTGGGCAGATGGTGTAGAGATAACTGAAGATGAAGTAGATGGAGATGTGCCGTTCTAAATAAACAATAACAATGTACTGAGGAGCTGACCGAAGTATGAAGCTATTATAATTCGCATTATTTAATTGGGTGATTCGTTTATAGTGGATAGTAGGAGGCTCCTCAGTCTGGAGGAAAAATGGAAAAAATAAAATACAATGATTTAATTTTATTAAGAATAAAAGATAAATTAAATAAAGGAAAACAAGAATACGGAGGAGATTTAAATCCACATGATGGTAGAGATTGGCACAAAGAAGCATTAGAAGAAATGTTTGATGCAATGGTTTATATAGTTGCTAAACTTATACAATTAGAGGAGAATAAATAATGCAAACATTTTTACCATATGAAAATATAAAAGAATCTTTAAAATGTTTAGACAATGCAAGACTTAAAAATCAAAGAACAGAAGCATTAGAATTAATTACATCTATAACTACAGATAAAGGATGGAAGTATCATCCATGTTATAAACTTTGGGAAAATAATATAGATGCTTTAAAATATTATTATAATAATTCTGTAATTACATGGGCAGAACGAATAGGTGAAAACTATCATAAAGATATGCTATTAGAAATAATAGACCCATTGTTTAATATGCCAATTTGGTTAGGCAATAAAAGATTACACGCATCACATCGTAGTAATTTACTTAGAAAAAAACCTGATTTTTATAAACATTATGAATGGAAAGAACCACATGATTTACCATATTATTGGTACGGATATGCAAAATCAGACCAACAAACTAATTTATTTATAACAGAGGAGGAAGAATGAGAAGAGAAAGTCAAAAATCAAAAATAATGAAATACCTTGCTGAAGGTAACAGTATTACACCACTAGACGCATTAGAAAAGTTTGGATGTTTTAGATTAGCTGCAATTGTACACAATATAAAACAAGAAAGAGAGTTTATGGAAAATAAAGATTTAGTAACAACTATGGTTACTAATAAATTTGGTGTAAAATATGGTAGTTATAAACTTAAATCAAAAATAAAACAAAACATTAATTCATTAAAAGATAGAAATCAGAGGGTTTTGGGATTAATAGTATAAACTATTTTGAATATATGTAAATTAATAGATAAATTAAGGAGAGGGTGGCTTAAAAATCCTCTTCTTTTCTTATCTTTATATATAGTCACCCTCCCTCCTATCTAAATAAATTATAATAATACACATACAGAAGGAGAATATTATGTCAAATAAAAATGTAAATGATTCTGGTATATCAATAAAAGGTATGATAGAGATATACGAAAATCTTATAAGTAAAGGTAAGATAAAACAAGGAGATTCTGGATATATTAGAATGAATCAATTAAAATTAAGATATAAAAAAGGAGAAAGGAATTTTCAAAGATGAAAAAATCAACAGCATTAATAAGATTTACTAAAGAAGAAATGCAAAATTTATTAGTTGCTTTAGTATTAGCATATGATGCATCTTGCAATTTAAATCAAATGGATTTTGCTAAAAATTTTAAAAGATTAAAGAATGATATTAGAAAAATAAAACATGATTTAGAAAGAAAGGAAAGAGAGTATGAAGAAAAGGGTTTCAAATCAAAATAAAGAGTACAATAAGAAGTTAAGAGCAATTAAAACATTAGCAAATAAAGCATTAAAGGAAGGAGTTAAATTAAAATGTTCTCCGGGCCGTAAATTTTTAGAAGATGTTTCTATTGGCAAACTTGTCAAATGTGGTAATAGCGAAGGAATAGTTTATAAAAAAACAGATAGTTCCGTTATGGTAATTGTAACTAAACATAATAATTCTTTTACTGCTGATGCATTTTATTTAGGAGAAAGAAGATGGGCAACTACATCGGAAGTAGAGGTATTAGATTGAAAACAAAAAAAAAATGGAAATATGAATCTATAGAAGATTCTCAATACATAAAAGATAAAAAAGAAATTATAAAAAAAAATGGAAATGGATGGTGGTTATTTATTGATAGAGTTTTAAGTAATAAAATTAAAAAATCAAAGGAAAAAAAATGAGAGGAGATACTAGGCCGTGGACTTGCCCACAATGTGGATTTAATTATCTTAATAAAAGTAATTATTCTAAAAAAATAAATGAAATATTAAAAGATAGAGATTTAAAAACAAAAAAACAATTAAGAGATGTTGCTCAATTAATTAGAGTAAATGTTCCATCTGATTCTGGTAGAGATAAATATTATTTCTTTTTATATAATGTAAAAGAAGTAGATAATACAACATTATTATGGGGATTAGACCAATTTTATAAAGGCAAACACTATTTAAAAGGGAAAGGATATGCATATTTAAAAGCAGTAATACTTTCTAGGGATAAAAACAAGGAGAAAATATCAGAAAATGAAAAGAAGATGATAGGTTCTGCCCCACCAACTGTAACATAGGAGAAAAAATGAGAAAAGAAGAGCAATTAGACAATGAAGACAATCGTTATTGCATAGCATGCGATGATTGCGGATGTAAATATTGTTATAAAACAAACCCACACCTTGAAGGAGGAGAATAATGAATAAAGTAAATATAAATGATATAAACTTTCCTGTAATGGAAGTACCAGCACAACTTGGAAATGATTTTGTTAAAAATACTGGACATAAGTTTATTGTTAGAAAAGATACTGGTAAGATACTTAGTTGTATGACAGATAATTATAGACTTGTAAAAAATGAAATGATTACTAAAAAAACTGAAAATATAATAAATAAAAATGGAGGAAGATTAAAAGAAGTACAAATGTTTGGTGGAGGAGCAAGAACTATGGTTAAATGGGAGTTTCCAAAACATAAAGTTAAAATAGCAAAACATGATGAAATGACACCAGAAATTGTATGGCAAAATAGTTATGATGGAACTGTAGGTCTTAATATTATAGCAGGTGCATTTAGATTAATTTGCTTAAATGGAGCAGTAATAGGTGTAATCGCTACTAAATATAAAAACAAGCATATTATACAAAATATGAAATTAGATGACATAGAGGGGGTAATAGACGAAACAATTAATAAGACTAAAGTAATGATGAAAGAAGAATTTCCTTTATTGCATGATACAAAAATGAAAGATAGCCATGTTCTCAAAATTCTAAAGATGTTTCCAATAACATCATCTGATTACATGACTCAAAAACTAATACAAGATAAACCTAAAAATCTTTGGGATTTATTTAATGTATCTACTAATGTAGCAACTCATGGTTTAGATAGAAGACTAGAAGCAACACATAAACTAGAATCTAAATTATATAAAACAGTTGTAGGATTAGCAAAAGAAAAAAGTAGGGTAAATGCCTAGTGTAGATTGGTATGATTGTCCTATAATACTTCCATACTATGGGGGGAAATACACAATGAGTAAAAGGTTAGTTCCTTTAATCCCCCCTCATGAAAGGTATTTTGAAGTATTTGCAGGCGGTCTTTCAATGTTCTTTAGAAAACCTAAAGCAAAATGGAATGTATTAAATGATATAGATAGGAATATTGTTAATTTATATACTTGCGTAATAGAAAAGTATGATGAACTTACAAATTATTTATTTTGGATTCCCAAAAGTCGTGAATTATTTGTAAATTACAGAGATGAGATAAAAGAAGAAAGGGATTTTAATATTCCAGACCCTTATCAAGCTGCTAAATACTTTTATTCTGTAAGATATAGTTTTAACAAGTTAATACATACACCATTTGCTATGAATAAGGACTTAAATAAAGATTTTGCTGATGAGTTAAAATATTCAAGGAAATTTATAGGAGGAGGAACAATAGAAAATCTTGATTTTGAAGAGTTAGTTACAAGATATAAACCTAAAAAAGGAGATTTCTGGTATCTAGACCCACCATATTATATTGCTACTGAAAAAGCAAAGCAAAAAAGAGATTACTATATGAATACTTTTAATCTTGATGACCATCAAAGAATGAAAGAATCCGTAGATGTAATTAACAAAGCAGGAGGATATTTTATGGTTAGTTATGATTACAGAGAAGAAGTAGCAGAGTTGTACAAAGACTATAACATACAAACAATTAATATTGTATATGCAGGAGCAACAGATGAAAGTAGACATAAGAAAAGAAAAGAATATGTCATTACAAATTATGAAGCAAATACACAGTATAATATGTTTGAATCAAAGGAGGTAATATGAGTGAAAATACAGAAGTGTTAAAAGCACTACCAAGTTCAGAAGATACAGAAAAAGCATTACTAGGATGCTCAATTATAGGTGGCGATAAAGAAGCAGAAATAACAATGGCATGGATAAGAAATGATGATGCATTTTATACAACTAAAAACAAACAAATCTGGAAAGCAATAAAATACTTATACAAAAATAATATAGAAATAGACATAATAACATTATCAGATAAAATAAAAGATATGACAGGGGAAGCAGATAGTTATTACATAACTGGATTGATGGATATTCCATCTATTGCTAATGTAACTGAGTACGCAAGAATAGTATGGGAAAAATATATCCAACGAGAAACTGCTAAAAGTGCAAAAAAGTTAATGGATGCAAGTTATGAAGACTATAAAGAAGTTGGTAATATATTAGAAAAACATACAAAACTAATACATGAGTTAAAAGAAGTACAACCATCTAAGAAAACAGAGATTACTGATTTAGTTGATAATATGAAAGCAAGTATTAAAGAAGGTGTAAATATTATACCATTTAATAAACCATATTTAGATTTCTCTGCTGGAGGTATGACTCGTAAAGAGATAACTGTAATAGGTGGTAGGCCCGGACATGGCAAGACTACTTTAGTAACTAATATTATTAAAGGATTGATTGAGCAAGGATACAAAGTAATGATGTTTAATCGAGAAATGAGTAATACAGAAATGCTAAAGAAGTTTGTTGTAATGGAAAGTCCTAATCTTTTATATGCTAACATAAGACAAAACTCTGTAGGTGAAACAAATGAAGTAGAGTTTGAGGATACAATAGATAAAATAAAAGATAAATACAAAAATCTAATAATGTATGAAAATATAAGAACATTAGATGATGCAATGAGAGAAATATCAAAGCATAAACCTGATGTAATTGTAGATGACTACATTCAATTGATACAAGTAGAGGGAGTACAAGAAGGCAGACGATTCGAAATAGAAAAGATAATGCAAGAATATAAATGGATATGTAAGTCTGAGAATTGTAGTGCAATACTTGTAAGTCAATTAAATCGTGAAATAGAAAAACGTATTGACCCTAGACCTAGAATGAGTGATTACGCAGAAAGTGGTGTAATAGAACAAACTGCTGAATCTGCTGTATTTGTATTTTATGGTTACAATTTTGACCATGAACGATTCAATAGATATGGTAGTGAAATTATTATATCTAAAAGTAGGTATGGTAGAGTAGGTACATATCCTGTTGGGTTTAATGGTAATCGATGTTCATTCTATGTAAATAAAGATATGGCAGTAGGAGATGAACCACAATCGAATGATTAACATTGCGTAAAAGTTGTAATGGTTGTTACTTTGAGCATAACAGAACTTGTTATTGGTTCAAGAATGTTCAAGGTAATGACCCAAAGGTAATACCTGTTGAAACATTTGATAAAGGATGTTCCCAGTATAATAATACATTTACTGGTAATAAATTAAATGAATTAATTTCTAAAATAGTAACCGTATTTAATGGTGAAATTATTGGAGAAAAATACAAACCAAAAAAATGGTCAGGTAATTACAGAAAGAAAAAATATACAACTCGTCACAATTATACAGAAAGAAAGGACTTTTAAATGCAAAAAATAATAATAGGCATAGACCCGGGAAAAGGTGGAGGATTAGCAGTATCAGTAGGAGGCATAATAACAGAGTTTCATAAGTATCCTAAAACAGAACAAGAGTTATATTACATAATTCATGAAATATTAGATAAGTGGAATGGTAAACCAACAGCATATTTAGAACAAGTACACGCTTTCCCAACTGATGGTCGTAGCAGTGCGTTTAAATTCGGTACTAACTATGGGTTTTGGCAAGGGTTGCTAGTAGGTTATCAAATAGAATGTAAACTTGTTGCTCCTCAAGTATGGATGAAGTCATTAGGGTTATCAAAAGATATAAAAGAACGTAAAAATCAATTAAAAGAAATGGCGCAAAGACTAGTTGATAAACAATTTGATAGTGAATTAAAAAATAAAAGAGTAACACTACATACTTCAGACTCAATACTTATATCTATTTATGGATACATGATAGAAAAAGAACCTAATAATACTATTGGAGATTATTTAAATGAATTAAAGAGGAAAAAATAATGGATGAAAATATGATAGAAAAAACTGAAATATTTTATTTTGATATACCATACTTGCTTAATATAAATATGTATTCATTAAAAGCATTTGCTATGCAATATCATTATAACTTTCAGTTTTTTGGAGGATTACTTTGGTTTAGTTTAAACTTTGCTGAATACAATCAATTATTAAAAATAGGAATATGGAAAGTGTATTTCCAATTTGGGCCAGGAGTTAAGCCGTGATTAAAGATAAACAAAAAGAAAATATAAAAGATGTAATTAGTGAATTGTCAGATTTAATGGAAGATATGAAAATAGCATTAGAAAAAATAATAAGATTACTTAGATAATTACCTTCTGTTATGGGTAAATGGCAGGCATCAATTCAAGTCGAAGTTTTGGTGTCTGCCTTTTTTTTTAAAAGTTTTCCTCAAAAAAATCCATAAATTCATCTGATGTAATTATTTCTTTTGGCCCGTATGATGGCAACCAAGTTTTAAAAGCTCTTTGTTTATTTTCATCAAAATCAGACATTAAGGCATATATTGTAGAAAGTATTGTAGGCCCGTTATCTCTTATAATGTCTTCTATAATTTCTTCATCTTCTACATCTAATCCACCGCCTCTTGTCATATAACTTATAATCATAGCAGCTAACATAGCTAAATTAAAACTTCTTCTAACTAATACACTTTCCATTCCAGATGCTCCCCTCATTATAATAGGGCTTCCACCACCTATTCCAAGTCCTCTTGCTATTGTTTGAATACCTTTACCTATCCCTAATATATCAGTATTGTACCATGCAAATTGAGTTAACATTGATATTGTTCCTCTAATTGCAAACATATTTATAAATTTATCAATCATTTTATCTTCGCCACTAGATAATTTTACATTCTTGCCTCTTTTCATTAAGTTTTGCATCATTCTAGCAGGTAGTGTTATTCCACCAATATATGGCAACTCAGTTTTTGATGCTAAAACAGCATTTCTTAATACTTTATATTCTTGTTGAACTTGATTCCAATCATATTGTTTCCATTGAAAGTATAATCCACTAGCGCCACCTCTAAACATTTTTGGTAAATGGGGTGAGTTCATTCCAAATAAATGATTATATACCATTGTTCTAGCAAATTGAACTACTTCTGGATTATCAGTATATTTCCAATTGTCATAAGATTTATCTACCATACCTAATTCTTCTGCTCTAAAAAAGGCTTCTATACCATGCTCAATGCGCATTTCTTCTTCGCCTCCTTTTAAAGTAAATTTTTCCCATCCACCAAATGGAGCCCATGATATTCTCCATCTTACTAATCTATTCATTTGAGATTGATAAAATCCCAATTTCATTTTTTCTAATTGTTCTTTTAAATAATTTTCAGTTGCTTTATCATTATGCATAAAATCATATAATTGTTCTTTAACTTTTTTTATTTCTTCTGCATTTATTGTTTCACCATAAGACACTTTTCTAGCATTTTCTATCACTTTATCCCAACCAGTGTTAGAACCTAGAAATTTTTCTACAGTATCAGCTTTCCATAATTGCCACATATCTCGCCATGGGACATATGCTTCTTTAACATTTGATGAATTTCCACCCATACCTATAGCTAACATATCAATCATAGCATTGCCAGGTTCTAAAACACCAGTCTCTCTAACTTGTTGCTCTAATTCTTCAGCTGTAAATCCTTTTGCTCCGTTAACTCTAGCATTACGAGCATCTAACCACGGCTTAAAACCTCTGTCTATTATTATATTTGACCTTTGAAAATTATTTGTAAAGCCAGGTGAAAAACCCATATTTGCATATGTTTTATAACTTCTCATTAATAATGATTTATTATTTAAATCTTCTGCATCTTTTATACCCGGAATTGCTTTTGCTATACTTTCTTCATCAAGCCAACTTATTCCTAAAAATCCAGATTCAGCTCGTGGATTACCCATTGTATTATGTAGTTCATCAGCAAGATATTTAACTATTGATGGTTGATTTCTTAAAGCTGTAAAAGTTGCTAAGGCTTGTGTTTTTAAATTTATTTTATGTATTTCTTTAAAAGTTTTATCTATATAATTAATCCAAATACTTCTATCTTTTAATCTTTCTTTTTTGTTTGTAAATAAAGCTCTGTGTTTTGTAGATAGCACTCTATTAGCTAACAATAATCGTTTTCTATCTTCATCAATTAAAGGGTCAAGATTTAATCTTTTACGAAAATTATTCATTGCTTCATTTAATTCTTCTAATTTTGCTTTTCCTTTTATTATTTGTTCTTTTGATTCATATTTTTCAACATTATCAGATTCTTCAGAATCTCTAATATTTTCTTGAATTGCTATTTTAGACCCTAATCCTTTTATTTCTTTAGATATTTCTTTCATAGCTTCACGCATTTGTCTATCTACAGTCCAAGGATGATATTCTACATATCCATAACTAAATTTACTTATTTTTTGAACTTGACTATTATATGTAGACCAATTCCCATTATTATCTTGAAAATAATTATTTTCTAAATCTCCCATAGTTAAAACTTTATCAAAAATTTCTTCAATTAATTCTGAGCTGTATCCAGATTGAATAAATATACTTGTTGATTTATTTATTTGGTCTGATAATTTTTGCTCTGCTTCTTTAAGTCTATCATCAATAACTTCATTAAATACGAGTTCATTCCATTCTCTTTGATTTTTTACTACTTTCCATATATTTGGCATCCAATTAATAGGTGGTTGATATACAAATTCACCTCTATAATTTACCCCTCTTGTAAATGTACTAAATTTCTTTTTAGGTTTATTTGTATTTGGGATTAAATCATAAGGAAATACTTTTTCTTCTTGTGCTGTATAAAATCCATCTTCTAATGTATTTGTTTGTATTACAGATTCTAATTTTTCTTGTGTTATATTTTTTTTAGAACGTATA